CTCTCTAATGCTCACTGCCATCTGCCGTCAAAGGTTTCGCCTGCTGGATATCCGTCCGTGTCGTAGTAGTTTACTCGCACCCAGCCGTTGTTCTGATAGGTGCTTGTGACAATTCCCTCGTTTGTATCAATGGAAATGGTCATCCGTTCACCTTCGCTGTTTGTCCCAAGGAACATGGTGGAGCTGTTGCCGTACTTTTCAATAAGTTCACGGAGCAACTTAGGGTTGGCACTGTCGAAGTGAAAAGTCTTTTCTGTGGTAATCATGGCATTTGTCCTTTCTTTGATAGTCATTTCTTTTTTTGTTCTCCTTTCTTTATTGAGGGGGATTACCAGTAACGAGAGACCCAACGCTTTGCGGAGGTCAGGCTTTTGCAGTTAACAACGGTGTGGATGTACTCGTGATAGCCGCCAGCAATCTTCATTTTAGCTTCTACATCCCAACTGCCGTCACTCAACTGAGTAAGCCACAGCAGATTGCCGCTTGCGTCCTTGCATCCGTAGCAAGTGTGAGTGCCGTCATCGAGGTCGCTTTCCTCTATGGGCTGCCAATTGTATTTGGTATTCATATTTATTCTCCTTTCGGTGTGTCGTGGCGTTTGTTCCTTCTGATGCTATTCTAACCCACGGGATAGTGAAAATGCACAAATGCGTGAGAGCGAAATAAAATCCTATTCATATTGAAATAAAATCCTACTCGTTTTATGACATTCACACCAAAGGTGTGATATATCTTGAGAGAGGACGACCAAGAGCTCAGGGCTGTAATATGCCCTGAGTTTTGTCGTATCCAGAGAGAATTAGCTCTATCGAATGGAGGGGAATGAGAGTCATGGCGAAGAGCAAATACGAGAGCCATGTTGCTCCATTCATCGACAAGATTTCAATGTGGGCTATGAAGGGAGCAACGGCAAAAGAGATTGCCAAGAAGCTCAATGTAGCCTATTCGACATTCAGAAAATACATAGATGAGGGCTCAAAGGGCGATGAGAGATATGCGGCTCTCTCGGCAGCTTTTACGCAGGCGTGTGAAGTCCCCGACGATGAGGTTGAGGCATCCCTATACAAGCTGTGCAATGGCTATAACGCACCCATCACTAAAAACTTCAAGGTTAAGGAGGTCGTTTATGACCCTGAGACTGGAAGGAAGATAAAAGAGGTCGAGAAGCTGGTTAAGGGCATTGACGAAGTTCATGTGCAGGCTAATGTAACTGCACAGATGTTCTGGCTGGCTAACAGGCGCGGAGACAGATGGAAATATAAGCCCGATGCAAGCGGTCCCGATGATGAAGAGGCAACTGGTGTAGTTATGCTTCCTGCTGTTATGGAAAACCCTGGTCCTCCAAAGGAGGATGAGGCTAATGGCTGATAAGCGCGTAGCGTGGACGCCTCAGCCGAGACAAGAGGCACTCATGAGCCGCTTTGAGGACGAAGCTCTATACGGTGGAGCGGCAGGCGGCGGCAAGAGCGACTGCGCTCTGGCTGAAGGATTGCGGCAGGTGGAGATTCCATACTACAGAGGACTCATCCTTCGCAAGACATATCCTCAGCTCACGGAGCTGATGGACAGAAGCACCGAGATATATAAGACCGCATTCCCCAAAGCGAAGTTCAACGAGAGCAAGCACGTTTGGACATTCCCAAGCGGAGCCAAGATATATTTCGGCTCAATGCAGCACACCAAAGACCGCACCAACTACCAAGGTAAGCGGTATGACTATATAGATTTCGATGAGCTTACTCAATTCCTCTGGGATGAGTACAGCTATATGTTCTCCCGAAACCGTCCCAACGGACCAGGCACTCGCTGCTACATGAGAGCGCAGGCTAACCCTGGCGGCGTTGGTCACGGATGGGTAAAGGAGAGATTTATTACTGCTGGCAGACCCATGCAGACGATATGGGAAAAGGTAAACGTCCGCTATCCAGACGGACATACAGAGGCGAGATGGAAGAGCCGCATATTCGTGCCGTCTTCCGTATTCGATAACAAGATTCTGCTGGCAAACGACCCCGACTATCTCACCCGATTGGCATCAATGCCTGAGCAGGAGCGCAATGCTCTGCTCTATGGAGATTGGGATAGTTTTGCGGGACAGGTGTTCACCGAATGGCGCAACGACAGCGATCACTACAGAGACCGCATCAACACTCATGTAATCACTCCCTTTGAAGTGCCGAAGAGCTGGGATATATGGTGCGGCATGGACTGGGGCTATGCTCGTCCCTTCTCCGTATTGTGGTTTGCCGTTGACCGAGACAGGAGGCTCTATCTCCTGCGAGAGTATTACGGCTGCACAGGCACACCCAACCAAGGCGTTAAGATGGAGCCTGCTGCTGTTGCCAAAGAGATTAAGCGCATAGAGAGCGAAGACCCCAACCTCAAGGGTAGGCGGATACTCCGTGTAGGCGACCCTGCTATATGGGGAAGCCAGAGCGGAGAGTCCATAGGCGATATGTTTGAGCGCGAGTGCGTCTATTGGGAGAAGGGTGAGAATGCTCGTCTTGACGGCAAGATGCAGATGCACCACCGTCTTGCTTTTGATGATGAGGGCATACCGATGCTGTATGTGTTCAACACTTGCAAGCACTTCATACGCACAGTGCCAAACCTCGTTTACGACGAGAAGAACGTTGAAGATGTGGACACCGATGGCGAAGACCATGCCTACGACGCCTGCCGCATGGTGCTGATGGAAAATCCCATAGCACCACCAGAGAAGAAGGCAACGCCGCTTATCACATTCGACCCGCTATCTACAGACGAGCCTGTGGATAGATACGCATTCTACAGGAAGTATTAAGGAGGACAGCGAGATGCAGTTCGACAACAAGCCCAACGCAAAGGGCAAGACCGTCATGGACTACCTCCCGATGGCTGCTCAGAAGCTGATGGGCAAGCAGCCTATGGAGCAGCCCAAGAAGGTCATAGACAAGAAAGCTATAGACGAAGCTACCCAGACCCTCAAGGACTACAAGGCTGGCAAAGCTAACTTTGAGCAGCGCATCACCGAGGAGGAGCGATGGTGGAAGCTCCGCCATTGGGATCTCATACGCGGCAAACACGCAGCAGAGACTCAGCAGAATCCCGAAGAGCAGAGACCTGAGCCCACAAGCGCATGGATGTTCAACTCCATAGCCAATAAACACGCGGACATGATGGACAACTTCCCTGAGCCTAATGTTCTGCCTCGTGAGGCTGCGGATGAGCAGGATGCCAAGACCCTCAGCTCTGTGCTCCCTGTTATCTTTGAGCGCAATGAGTATGAGCAGACCTATTCCAGAGCTGCATGGTACAAGCTCAAGCATGGTGTAGCAGCCAAGGGAGTCTTCTGGAACAAGGAGCTGGAGAACGGGCTCGGTGACATCGACATCCGATTTATAGATATGCTCAACATCTTCTGGCAGCCTGGGGTTACCGACATACAGGATAGCCGCAACCTCTTCATAGTCAGCCTCCGTGATAACGACCTTCTGGAGCTTGAGTATCCTCAGCTCAAGGGCAAGCAGGGTGGCAATGTGGTTAAGGTTGAGGAGTATTGCCACGATGATAACGTAGACACCGCCGACAAGAGCCTTGTGGTGGATTGGTATTACAAGCGCAGCGCAGGTCTGGGCAAGACCATTCTCCACTACTGCAAGTTCGTAGGCAGTGAAGTGCTCTTCTCCTCCGAGGATACTCCTGGCTATGAGAACGGCTACTATGAACACGGCAAGTATCCTGTGGAGTTTGACGTGCTGTTCCCCGAAGAGGGTACTCCCGTTGGCTTCGGCTACATAGCTCTCATGAAGAGTCCTCAGCTCTACATAGACAAGATGAGCCAGGTAGTTCTTGAGAATGCCATGATGAGCGCAAAAGTCCGCTACATGGTAAAGGACGGCGCAGGCATCAATGAGGCTGACTTCCTCGATTGGAGCAAGCCTCTCGTTCCATACAACGGCGATCCCAACAACATCAAGCCCATTGAAGTGCGGCAGGTAGGCGGAAACGTCCTCAACGTGCTTCAAATGAAGATAGATGAGCTCAAGGAGACCAGTTCCAACAGAGACGTTAACAGTGGTGGCACAGGTGGCTCAGTGACCGCAGCCGCCGCCATAGCCGCTCTCCAGGAGGCGGGCAACAAGGTGAGTCGAGACATGATTTCTGGCTCTTACCGAGCATACAAGCAGGAGAACGACCTCGCCATTGAGCTTGTGAGACAGTTCTACGATATGCAGCGCACCTTCCGCATCACTGGTGCAGACGGCGCATATCAGTTTGTACAACTCTCCAACGAGAGTCTGCAGGGTAAGCCTGTTGGTCCCGCTTATCCTGGGCAGGAGCTTGAGATGGGCTACAAGCCTGCTACCCGCATTCCTGTATTCGACATCATCGTTAAGCCCCAGAAGCGCAGCCCCTACTCCAAGATGGCTCAGAACGAGCTTGCCAAGGAGATGTATCAGATGGGCTTCTTCAATCCTCAGCTTGCAGACCAGAGCCTCACCGCTCTTGAGCTGATGGACTTCGACGGCAAGGAGAAGGTAAAGGAGAGAGTGCAGCAGGGACAGACTCTGCTCATGCAGATGCAGATGATGCAGCAGCAGATGACCATGCTTGCTATGGAGATTAAGCGCATGAGAGGAGAGCCTATCGAAGCTCCCGCTCAGGGCTCAAAATCTCACGCACAGCAGCCTCCCAAGGATGAGGGTGGCAAGAGTATGGGCTCAGCCGTAACTGATGCTATGGGCGCAAATATGACCTCCTACGGCGAGAAGCTGGCTGCAAGAGCCAAGCCCGACATGAATGCCGTATGACACAGGTATTCTACTTCATAGGAGAGCGTGGGCATGAGCTCTACCTATACGGTCACGCCGAGTTCGATGAGATGGGGAAAGACATAGTCTGCTCCGCCATCTCGTCCCTCGGATGGGCTCTGCTTGGCTATCTGGAGAATTACGCTCACGATGAGAGCGACTACGCCTACCTTACCGATAGCGGCAAGCTGGTGGTCTCAGCCATATCCACTCCAGAGATAGACGCAGCATTCAATATGGCTGTGATTGGGCTGAGACAAATAGAACGCAAATACCCCGACCATGTTCGGGTTTCTATAGTTCCGCATTCGGCGGATGACTCTCGGGAATGAGACCGTGAATAACTAAAGGAGGCATGACCTATCATGCGAAACAAAATCAAAATGCTTGACATTGACCTGCACCTGTTCGACGGCGCGGCAGGTGGCGGCGCAGCAGCAGCACCAGCAGGAGCTGAAGGCGGCGCATCCGCGCAGGGAAACGAGAGCGCATTGCCAAAGGCTGAAATGAAAAAGCTCGGAAGCAGCCGCCGAGCAAAAGCGGACGCATTTGAAGGTGTTGTATTCGGTAAGCAGGAAGACGTTTCTGCCGCCGCAGAAGGCACTGGCTCCGACGTCGGGAGCAACAAAGGTCAGGGCAAGACCGCAGGAGTGGAGACCACTTCCAACACCCTTGAGGCAAAGAGAGCGGCATTCAAGGAGCTTATCGAAGGTGAGTACAAAGACCAGTACACCGAAATGTTCCAGAGTGCTTTTAATCGTCGCTTCAAGGATATGAAGGGCTTGGAGAACAGCCTCAGCGCACAGAAGCCCGTTATAGATATGCTGATGCAGAGATATAACGTGACCGACGGCGACATGACAAAGCTCCAGACCGCAATTGAACAGGATGACGCCTATTGGGAAGAAGCAGCCGACAAAGCAGGCATGACCATCCAGCAGTACAAGAGTATGCAGAAGCTTGAGCGCGAGAACGCAGAGCTCAAGGCTATTCAGCAGAGACAGGCAAGTGAACAGCAGGCACAGCAGCAGATGGCTCAGTGGGCATCTGATGAGAAGGCTATTAAGGAGCTTTATCCTTCCTTCAACCTTCGTGCAGAGCTGGGAGACAAGCAGTTCCGCGATCTCTTGAAAGCTGGCATTCCTATGCAGAGAGCCTACGAGACCATCCACATGGATGAGATTATGGCTTCCACCGCAAAGGTGGCTGCTCAGAGCGCAGGACAGCAGATGGTAGCCAAGCTTCAGAATAGAGCTGCAAGACCCAACGAGAATGGAACATCCTCCTCCAGTGCCGTGAAGATTCGTAGCGACGTGCATTCCCTCTCCAAAGCTGAGAGAGCAGAGATAGCCCGCCGCGCACAGCGAGGGGACATTATAAAATTCTAATTCAACCGTCCCCCGCCACATCATGAAAGGGGATTTATAAAATGCTTAGAAACGTAAAGTACATCGACATCGACCTCCAGCTCTTCGCTGAGCTGAACACCCAGACCACTGGCGCAAGCGGTCTCTCCGCCGAGATGAAGGAGTTCTACTCCGACTATCTCATTGACAACGCAGAGCCCAAGCTCGTGCATGACCAGTTTGGTCAGAAGCACCCCATTCCTAAGAATGGCGGTAAGACTATCGAATTCCGCAAGTACAGCCCCCTGCCCAAGCTGCTTACTCCTCTGGTTGACGGTGTTACTCCCGATGGTCAGAGCCTCACTGTAAGCACCATTGAGGCAACTGTTGCTCAGTACGGCGGCTACATCACCCTGTCCGACATCCTCCTCCTGACTGCCATTGATAACAACATGGTGCAGGCTACCAAGCTCCTCGGCAATCAGGCTGGCGCAACTCTGGACACCATCACCCGCGAAGTCCTCAACGGCGGTACCAACGTCGTTTACGCAGGCGGCGTAGCTTCTCGTGAAGCTCTGTCTGCTGTTCTTACCGTTGATGATGTTAAGAAGGCTGTCCGCGCTCTGAAGAATCAGAACGCAGAGAAGATTGGTAACAGCTACGTTGGTATCATCCATCCCGACGTATCCTATGACCTTACCAACGACCCCAAGTGGGAAGCTGTTAAGACCTATGACCCCTCCGACTGGTATGAGGGTGAAATTGGTCGCATTCACGGCGTCCGCTTCGTGGAGACTACCGAAGCCAAGATTTCCGCTGGCAACGTCTACTCCACTCTCATCCTGGGCGACAATGCCTAC